AGGCACTTTGTATTTGTTGCGGAAAGCCTTGATTACCGCTGTTGCCTCTGGCACATCAAACCAATCTGGAAATGTGCCATCGCCTTGAAGTATTTTCTCGGCGGTATCAATTGCATCACCAAGCTTTTCGATTGCAGCCTTGACTACTTTTGGCTCGCGGGTATCGGGCGTGTTAGCAGCCTCACGCTTGGCTAGACCGTCGTGAAAGTCGCCAAGTCTTGCGCCAATTTGTTGCTGCCAGTATCGCTTGTTAGCCTTGTCGATATCTTCTAACGACTTAGTAGGCTTGTCTAACAATTGCTGTACAGCCTTGGTAAATCCCGCGACTACCGCACCGCGTGCCTTGTTATAGTCATCTTTGGTGGCAGTCGATACCTTGCCATCTTTGCGCACCTTTTTACTATCAGGTGATATGAAGTCAGTAGACAATGCACCATTTGCAGCAAGCGCATCAATGCAGCTCTCAAGTTTACTATCAGCAGTACGACGCGCTACAACAGCAGCAGTGATTGCAGTAAGTGAGGCTTCAACAGCCCAAGTAGAAGTATTGTTTGTCATGGTATAAACCTTTCATATGACGTTATATCGGTCTTATTTGTTTGCCGATAAACAACTTATGTCATGTTAGTGCGGCACTAACAATAGATAATGCCCAGATAATAATACTTGATAGTACTTGTCACTATCTACAATTCTGTTAGTGGGCCACTAACAAAAATCCTGTAACGCTACTCATACCCCACCCCCACCCCGCCTTTGACTGTTTAGGATTCCACACTTCCTTATGTATTACTAATTCACACAAATAAATCGCATCTCGCCACGTCAGCCCAATAAAAAACTAAATAAAATCAAAGGCTTAGCATTTTATCGCCGATCCACCTCCGGCGGCGTACACAGGAACACCCCCCGTCTTAAAAATAAGTACCCACCTAAAAAATTTTTTGCTACGCTACTGAGTCTTGCGAAATTATATTTTAAGAAGTAAGGTCGTGACATCGGCAACTAGCCTGCGATAAGAGATGACGCTACATATAACACCAGAAACTGGGGTGCCAGTTGACAAACGAGCGCCAAAAATAGATTTAAAGGACCGCGCTGCAGCGTGTGCCAAGACTATTTCGCTTCTTTCAGTCCATGGGTTGGACGTAAATACTACCGACGAAGACCGAGATACCGCCGCTGCACTAGCTGTGTCCTATGCTGCTGATCCTGATAAGACATCTAAAGCTGTTACAGATAAACGTGCAGCCAGACTTACCCCGGCAGTGATACAGCAGACACATGGTATCTTAGATGAGTTTGGTCGGAGCGTCGTCGATTCTGCTGTGACTGTAAGGCATCTAGTTACAAACAAACTTATACTGGAGACAGAGAACCCTGACCCGCGAGTACGAATAAAAGCGTTGGAGTTGTTGGGTAAGATAAGTGATGTGGGGCTGTTTGCAGAGAAAAGCGAAGTTACAATTACGCATCAGACGACAGATGATCTGAAAGAGAAGCTACGAAAGAAGTTACAAAAGTTAACCGAACCTATAGAACATGTAGAAGATGCGGTGGTGATAGATGCAGACTTTATAGATGTGGATAAGGAACTAGGGTTAGTAGATGAATAAGGTGTTGGACTTTACTGAGGAAGAAATTGAGCACATGCTCAGTAACCTCGACGCGTTCACGCCAGAAGAAGTGGCTGAGATAGACCGCATGGTTGATGAGCTTGCCGCGCGAAATGCAAACCAAGCGTCTTATGATGACTTGTTAGCGTTCTGTAAGAAGATGGACTCTAACTATATTGTAGGTAGGCACCACAGATTGCTAGCAAACATGCTCATGGACATTGAGCGAGGTATGAAAGACCGGATCTGTGTTAACATGCCACCACGTCATGGTAAGTCACAGTTGGTCTCTATCTTCTATCCAGCTTGGTTTCTTGGTCGAAACCCCGACAAGAAGGTCATGATGGTGTCACACACTACTGATCTGGCGGTGGATTTTGGGCGGAAGGTTAGAAACCTGATTGCAACAGATGCGTATAAAGAAGTATTTCCTACAGTCTCGCTAGCTATTGATAGTAAGTCTGCGGGGAGGTGGAACACAAACCACAAGGGAGAATATTTTGCTTGTGGTATTGGTAGTTCCATTGCGGGTCGAGGTGCTGACCTCCTCCTAGTGGATGACCCTCATTCAGAGCAAGATGTGTTGAACGGTAACTTCGAAGTGTTTGATCGCGCATATGAGTGGTTTACGTTCGGCGCTCGGACACGTCTTATGCCGGGTGGACGGGTTGCGATCATCCAGACACGTTGGCACCTCGACGACCTTACGGGTCGTGTAACAAGGGACATGGCAAAGAATGATAAGGCTGACCAGTACGATGTGGTTGAGTTTCCTGCTATACTAGACGTTACAAACAAGAAGACTAAGAAGGTAGAGTATAAGCCGTTATGGCCTGAGTTCTTTGATATGGAGGCACTTGAGCGTACAAAAGCTTCTATGCCTGTGTTTCAGTGGAACGCTCAGTATCAACAGCAGCCTACCGCCGAAGAAGCTGCGCTCATTAAACGTGAGTGGTGGCAGATATGGGAGAAGGATGACCCTCCCACATGTGAATATGTTATTATGTCGTTGGACGCAGCGGCAGAAACACACAACCGCGCTGACTTTACTGCTATAACAACTTGGGGTGTGTTCCTCAACGAAGAGACCGGGGCACATAATATAATATTGTTAAATAGTATAAAAGAGCGTATGGAATTTCCTGAGCTTAAACGTGTTGCAATGGACTCTTACGACGAATGGGAGCCAGATGCGTTTATTGTGGAGAAGAAGAGTGCGGGTACCGCGCTTTATCAGGAGATGCGCCGCATGGGTATACCCGTACAAGAGTTTACACCGCACCGTGGTTCGGGAGATAAGCTTGCACGGTTAAACTCAGTGGCAGACATTGTGGCGTCAGAAATATGTTGGGTTCCAGAGACCCGATGGGCTGAAGAGGTCGTAGAGGAGATAGCGGGGTTTCCTTTTATGTCGCATGATGACTTAGTTGATGCTACAGTGATGGCATTGATGCGTTTTCGCAATGGAGGGTTTATCCGCCTGCCCACCGACGAACCAGAGGAAATGCAATATTTTAAACAGCGCCGGGGCGGCTATTATTAAGAGGTAAGCTATGGCTATTGAAAAAGGAATATTTTCTCCTCCGCTCGGGATGGACGAAGAAATGGAAAGCGGTCAGGAAGTTGATCTAGATATTGAGATTGTTGACCCCGAAGCAGTCACACTAAGCGATGGAAGCATGGAAGTTACTTTAATTCCTGACGCCGGAATCGCTGATATGGCAGATTTTAATGCCAACCTCGCAGATTTTATGGAAGATAGCGACCTCCGCGAGCTGTCAGATGATCTAGTTGGGCTAGTTGAAGCTGATATGGACAGTCGGAAAGACTGGGTAGAGGCGTATGTACAAGGTTTAGACGTGCTAGGCTTCAAATATGAGGAGCGAACTCAGCCTTGGGATGGCGCGTGTGGTGTGTTTTCTACAATTCTTGCTGAAGCAGCCATAAGATTCCAAGCAGAAACCATGTCTGAGACGTTTCCAGCCGCTGGACCTGTGAAAGTTAAGATACTTGGAGACGAAACTAAGGATAAAACTGAAGCTGCCGAGCGTGTAAAGGCAGATATGAACTACGAAATCACTGAACGGATGGTTGAGTACCGTTCAGAACACGAAAGAATGCTCTATAGCCTTGGTCTAGCAGGGTCTGCGTTCAAAAAAGTGTACTTCGACCCTAATATGGGGCGACAAGTATCTGTGTATATACCAGCAGAAGACGTAATTGTGCCTTATGGAGCAAGTCATTTAGAGACAGCCGAGCGAGTTACGCACGTTATGCGTAAAACTAAGAACGAAATGATGAAACTTCAGGCTGGTGGGTTCTATAAAGAGACAGAATTAGGCGAACCACAACCGTATCACTCTGATATTGAAGAGAAAAAGGCTGAAGAAGGTGGATATAGCCTTACTGATGACAGTAGGTATGCGTTATACGAGTGTCATGTTGAGATGAACGTGCCGGGAATTGACGATGAAGAGGACATACCCAAGCCATACGTTGTAACTATCGAACGTGGGTCGGGAGAAGTCTTAGCGGTACGTAGAAATTACGAAGAAAACGACACATTAACCTTAAAAAATCAATTTTTTGTACATTATCCGTATGTTCCGGGGTTTGGGTTCTATGGGTTAGGATTAATTCACATTATTGGTGGATATTCCCGTGCGGGCACGTCTATAATCCGCCAGTTGGTGGACGCAGGTACGCTATCTAACCTACCGGGTGGGCTAAAAACGCGTGGCCTGCGTATAAAAGGTGACGATGCGCCTATAGAACCGGGTGAATTTAAGGATGTAGACGTACCATCTGGTAGCATTCGTGACAATATTATGACTCTGCCGTATAAAGAGCCATCACAAACACTCCTTACCTTGTTAGACCGTATTACTCAAGAAGGGCGCAGGTTAGGGGCCATTTCAGACTTAAACATCTCTGATATGTCCGCAAATGCTCCTGTAGGTACAACATTAGCGCTTTTAGAACGTACGTTAAAGCCTATGGCAGCGGTTCAGGCGCGTGTACACTACGCCATGAAACAAGAGTTCAAGCTGCTAAAGACCATTATTTCTGAACATGCACCTACTGAATACTCTTATCTACCTGAACGAGGAGAAGTAAGCGCACGTCAGATGGATTACATGATGGTGGACGTTATACCCGTCAGTGATCCAAACTCTTCAACAATGGCACAGCGTGTTGTTCAGTATCAAGCAGTGCTGCAGATGGCGCAACAAGCGCCTCAGATATATAATCTACCTGTGCTACATAGAGAGATGATGGAGGTTCTAGGTATAAAGAACGCAGACAAGATTGTGCCTACCAAGGAAGACGCGAAGCCAACTGATCCTGTTAGTGAGAATATGGATGCCTTGATTGGTAAACCTATGAAAGCGTTTATCTACCAAGACCACCAATCGCATATCGCCGCGCACATGGCGTTCTTGCAAGATCCAATGATTGCGCAGATGATTGGGCAGAATCCACAAGCCAAACAAATCCTCGCGTCCTTGCAGGCTCATATCGCCGAACATCTTGGGTTTCAGTATCGTTCACAGATCGAAGAGAAACTGGGTGCTCCGCTACCTTCTCCAAACGAGGAGATGCCAGAAGAAGTCGAGGTACAACTATCTCGTCTTGTGGCTGATGCAGGCAGGCAGCTTACACAAACACACCAAAAACAGGCTGCTCAGAAAAAAGCACAAGAGCAAGCGAAAGATCCTGTGTTACAAATGCAACAGGCTGAACTTCAAATTAAAGCACAAGAAGTTGAACGTAAGAAAACCAAAGATAAGGCAGATGCTGTTATTAGAGCAGAGCAACTCAAACTACAGCAAGCCAAGACCGCAACAGATGCTATGATTAAAGCAGAGGAGCTTAACATAGACAAAACAGAACTCGCCATCGACGCTGAAGTAAAAGGTGTGGAGATGGACCGAGCACGCCGTGAAGCGCAGGTTAAAACTGCTGTGGAGATGGCAAAAATAACACAACCAAAAAAAGGAGCTAAAGAATAATTCATGGCAACTACCGTCTTTGACGTGCTTATTAAAAATATCGACGAGGAAATCTCGTCTGCACGCACCTTTGTATGTGGTGGATCTCCAAAAGAGTATGCCGATTACAGAGAGGTTGTAGGCTTAATCCGAGGTCTTGAAGCCTGCAAACGTTTTGTAGAAGACCTTTCGCGTAACTATATGGAAAATGATAATGACTGAAGCAGCAATTAAAATAAATGAAGAGCAGGAGTTTGAGGCACAACTTCCAACCCCTGCAGGGTACAAAGTACTTATTGCCTTACCAGAAGCCTCTGACACCTATGAAGGGTCAAGCGTTCTTAAATCAGAAAAGGAAAAAGACTTAGACCACATAATGTCTATTATTGGACTTGTTATGGATGTGGGTCCACAGGCATATAATGATAAGGAAAGGTTTCCCAACGGGCCGTGGTGCAAACAAGGTGATTACGTAATGTTCCGTATGAACTCAGGCACTAGATTTAGACTAGGTGGTATGGAGTACCGTCTAATGAATGATGATAGCATCGAGGCGGTTGTATCTGACCCTCGTGGCATCACACGCGCATAGGGGGGTACAATGGCTTTTCAAAAAGTAGAATTTGAATTTCCCGACACAGAAGACGATAAGATTGATGTAGAGCCTTCTAGTGCGGAGAAAATGAACTCCTCTGGGGATGTAGAAATAGAAGTTGAAGAAGAGAAACCTACAAAACCAGAGAAGGCTAAAGCGCCTGTAAAGGAAGACGACGTTGAAGTTGAGGTTGTAGACGATACACCCAAAGCGGATCGCGGGCGCAAGCCAATGAAAGAAGCGCCTGTAGATGTTACTGACGATGAACTCGCAGAATATTCTGAACGCGCTCAAAACAGGATTAAACATTTCTCTAAAGGCTATCACGAAGAACGTCGTAGGAAAGAGGAGGCGGAGCGTAGGAGTGTAGAGCTTGAACGTGCTACACAACAGTTGCTTGAAGAGAATAAGAAGCTAAAGGCGTCTACTAATAAAAGTCAGACAGCACTTATATCTCAGGCTAAGAAAAACGCTGAAACCCAATTAGATGCTGCGAAAACAGCATACAAAACAGCGTATGATGCTGGTGACTCCGATGCAGTACTAGACGCAAACGATAAGCTATCAGATGCTAAGATTAAACTCGATAAATTAAACAATCTTAAAGTACCAGCTTTACAGGAAGAAGAAACACCTGTAGAGTTGTCACCAGAAGTATCTAAACCCGCCCCGGCTCCACAAGTCGATAAGCGAACCTTAGAATGGAAAGATAGTAATTCTTGGTTTGGTGTGGATGATGAAATGACGAGCTTTGCGCTGGGGTTGCATAACAAGCTCGAAAAAGAGGGTGTTAACCCTCAAACAGAAGAATACTACGAGAGAATCGACACTCGTATGCGCCAAGTGTTCCCCGATAATTTCGAGGATACTGAAGAAGTCGAGGTAGCCCCGGAGCCGAAGCGGCAAGCACAGGTTGTGGCACCAGCAACGCGCAGTACTGCGCCGAAGAAGGTGACATTAACTAAAACACAAGTGCAAATCGCCAAGAGGCTTGGTCTGACCCCGCAACAATACGCCAAACAGGTTGCAATAGATATGAGGAAACAAAATGGCTGAAAACCGAATTGACCGTGAATTACAAGCCCGCGAGAAAACTGTCCGTAAGAAGTCTTGGCAGCGCCCGGAAACACTTCCATCGCCAACACCTGAAGACGGTTATTCATACCGCTGGATTCGCGTGAGTACGCAAGGTAATACTGACGCCACAAACGTTTCTTCAAAAATGCGTGAAGGTTGGGAGCCTGTAAAGGCAGCAGATCATCCAGAAATTACGTTGGTAACTATCGAAAATGAACGATTTGCTGACAACGTGGTAATTGGTGGCCTATTGCTTTGTAAAGCTCCAGTAGAACTAGTTCAGGAACGAAATGAGTATTACGATACACAAAGTAAGTCTCAAATGAACGCTGTAGACAACAACTTCATGCGTGAGAACGATCCTCGTATGCCTCTTTTTAATGAGAGGAAATCGAAGGTCACTTTTGGTAACGGAACTTAATAGGAGCTTAAAATGGCTTATCCTACAGTAAGCGGTCCTTATGGACTCGTTCCGGTAAAATTGTTGAGCGGCTCTCCTTTCGTGGGCGTAACTCGCCACTTTAAAATTGCAAGTGGTTATGCTACGGCTATATTCAATGGGGATGCTGTTAAACTAGTTACTGGAGGCACCATTGAGCGTGATACGTTTGATGCTGCTATGACACCCGTGGGTGTCTTTCTTGGCTGTTCTTATACAGACCCTAACCTTGGTTACAAGGTATTTCGCCAAAGTTATCCAGCAAGCACTGTTGCTTCGGATATAGAAGCGTACGTTGCAGATGCCACTGACCTTTTGTTTAAGGTTGCAGTTGTATCTTCTGGTACAACTATTGGTGATCTTGCACAGACTGATGTTGGTGCAAACGTCGCGGGTGTAGACAACACTGGTGATTCAGCTTCGGGTAACTCTCGTAGTGCGATCTCAGATACGTCTGCAACTACAAATACTCTTCCTTTCCGTATTGTCGGCTTGGTTGAGGAAACCAAAAACGCATCTGGTGGTTTTACCGAGGCTTACGTTAAATGGAACGTTGGTCATCAGTATGATACTACCACTGGCGTATAAGGAGGTATGAGTTATGGCTATATCACGCGCCCAGTTACTTAAAGAACTCTTACCCGGCCTGAACGCCTTGTTCGGGATGGAGTATGCGAAGTACGGCGAAGAGCACGCCGAAATTTATGAAACAGAATCTTCAGATCGCTCGTTTGAAGAAGAAACCAAATTATCAGGCTTTTCTGCAGCACCAGTTAAAGATGAAGGTTCTGCAATCGAGTATGATAATGCTCAAGAAGCGTGGACTGCACGCTATACACACGAAACCGTCGCAATGGGTTTCTCTATTACTGAGGAAGCTATTGAGGATAACTTGTATGACTCCTTGTCTGCACGTTATACAAAAGCGTTGGCTCGTGCTATGGCGTATACCAAGCAGGTTAAAGCTGCTGCAGTTCTTAATAACGCTTTTGCCGCTGGTACTACATATGGTGACGGTAAATCCTTGTGTGCTACTGACCACCCATTAGTATCTGGTGGAACTAACTCAAACGAACCAGCAGTCGCTGCTGACCTTAACGAAACTTCTTTGGAAGCGTCTGTTATTCAAATTGGTCAGTGGACAGATGAGCGTGGGTTGTTGATTGCAGCTATGCCGCGTAAGTTGATTATTCCATCAAACTTACAATTTGTTGCTACTCGCCTTCTAGAAACAGAAGGTCGTGTTGGAACAGCGGATAATGACATCAACGCACTTCGCAACAATGGTTCTGTACCTGAAGGATATTCAGTTAACCATTATCTAACAGATACGGATGCTTGGTTCTTGATGACTGACGTTCCAAACGGCTTGAAGCACTTTGTTCGTGCACCGATGGCTACATCTATGGATGCAGACTTCGACACAGGCAATAGTCGCTATAAAGCACGTGAGCGTTATTCTTTTGGGGTATCTGATCCCTTGGGTATCTTCGGGTCACCCGGAGCATAACCACATTAAAAAGGGGGCGATTTACTTTGCCCCCTTTATTTTTATTTTATTTGTGATATAAGTAATTAATCCCTGACAGTCGCATTGGGCGGCTGACACTAGCCAAGACAGGAGATTCACATGGCTAATACAACATTTACCGGCCCAGTAAGGTCGGAAAACGGTTTTCAAGACATTACTAAAGATGCAACAAGCGGGCTTGTTACTAGCACTATGACGCTTCAGACTTACGAGGCCACGATTACCGTAGCAAACGGTGCTACAACGGGTAAAGAGGGGGCTGTTGGCATCCCTGCTAATTTTATACCCATGGGTGTAACGATTGCCGTAACCACTGCAGCAGCTAACAATGTAAATCTTGTTGATATCGGTACAGATGCAGACACAGACGGTTATGTGGATGGTATTTCAGTGGCTTTAAATAGCACTGGGTTCAAAGGTTTCTTTGGGTGTAACGGTATTCTTGGTATGTCTGGTTTTACCACGGGAGTATCTGGGCTTGTGGGCGATGAGGTTGAGTTAGTTGTCTCAGCCGATCCCGGCGGCGACACTGTAATTGTTCTGAAGTTTTTTGGTATTTCCAGTTCATCAGACGCATCATAATTGGAGGTGATACATGAGTCATTCCTCTGACGTATTAACAAAACGTGTTACTGGAACAGGTTCTTTAGCGGTTGGTCCCGCACGTATTCGTCAAATACAAGTCTTAACAGATTCTGGCGGTGCGGGCAGGCTAACAATTACTGACGCTAATGGAGGCAGTACAGTGTTAGATTTGGATTTTAAGGCGTCTGACTCACATTCTGTCAATATTCCTAATGATGGTATTAGATGTGCTTCTGATGTGTATATATCTGCAGCAACAAACATCACTGCCATGACAGTGTTCTACAATTAGGGTGCTTACATGCGGGTTTATTATAAAAAAGGCGGGGGCGTAAAATCCCCTGCTTGGCAACGTAAAGAAGGCAAAAGTAAGTCTGGTGGACTTAATTCTAAAGGTGTTGCTAGCTACCGCAAAGCTAACCCCGGCAGCAAGTTAAAAACTGCTGTCACCACAAAACCTAGCAAACTTAAAAAAGGTTCTAAAGCTGCTAAACGGCGTAAGTCTTTTTGCGCTCGTATGAAGGGCATGAAAAAAAGCCGTACAAGCGCAAAAACAGCTAATGATCCAAATAGTCGTATCAATAAAAGTCTACGGAAGTGGAATTGCTAATGGCTATTAGTCGTGCAAATATGAAAAAACAAATACAAACGCCACCTTCTAAACTGTCTCAACAGCGTAAGAAAGCTGCAGCTAAAAAACGTAAAAAGGAAATTAATGCCGTATCTACAAAGTAGTATTCCGTACTTTAAGGCATGGGTACGAAGAGAATACACAAAAAATTTAGAAGACTATCACGGAGAGTTTTTACACGCCATGGTTGTTGCAGTAACCACAATGCCAAATAGAACACTTAGTTTCCAAGTGATTTTTACTGGCTGCGAATCTGACGATACAGATGATCCGAATGTTCATGGCGGAGCTATGTGGGCACGTATGCCACTCACTGCCCTCGTTGCGGATACTCCGTTAGAAGAATGGCCTACGGAACTGCCTCCGTATATGGCACAACCTTGGGATTGTATGTCCCATACTCATTCAGTTTACAAAATAGAACGCGCATCTCCTGCACCATGGATAGCTAAAGTTGATGGCGAGTTTTATCCTGCAAAATACTATTTTACTGTTGATTATACTGATAGTGAAGTTGCAGATGATCCCGCACAACACAAACAAAGTCATGTACTCGAGTTGTTAGACGCTGGAGAATATACTGGAAATATGGTGGCATTACCAAATAATCGGGTTCGTGTTACGCACCCTGCGTGGTTTGAAACAGGGCAAGGTGCTCCAGACTTCAAACCGAATCAACATTCCTACGGTTCAAAAGAAGATGTAGATTACGTTTGGGATACAGATAGAGTATTTAACAATTTGTATAAGGAGACTGACGATGACTAGAAAAAAAGGTGATAGAGCAGGAGTTACTGCTAAGAAGAAAACAGGAATGGCATCCTCATTGCGTCCAAAGAAGAGACCTATGACATCCTCCTTACGTCCAAAACTCCGTCCTGTAGACGATGGCGGCGCTGTAGCACGAGGAAATCGTGCGGCTATGCGAGAGGCTACAGACGCAGCTACACTTACTATGCCAGAAGGACAAAATATGAAAGCTGGTGGTATGGCTAAGAAAGGCTTCAAAGCTGGCGGCACCCCATACACCAAAACGAAAAAAGGCTTTAAAGCTGGCGGCAAAATGAAAAAAGGCTTCAAAGCTGGCGGTAAGTTAGAAATGGTTAAAAACAAACAGGGCAATACGGTTCCTTTTTACGCTGCTGACGGCAAAGGTAAAATGAAAGCTGGCGGTAAAGTTAAAAAAGGTTATGCCGCAGGTGGTAAAGCTAAAGGTGCAGCTAAAGGCGGTAAAGTAAGAGGGGCGGGCATTGCTCGTAAAGGTGTACGCCCTGCCAAGATGCTATGAACAAGAATCGTTCTGCACAATTAAGAGACCAGCTAGCGGGGTTGTCACCTGATGACGACATGTACCAAGTGTTGTTAGACGAGATAATGATGTTAGAAGGTAAAGGACCGTACGCCAAACCTAGAAAGTTTGGAGGCGGTGGTAAAGTTCGTGGGTATGGTAAAGCTCGCGGTGCTAAACCCTGTAAGATGAGGTGATAGTTCATGCGTAGATATTATAAATCAGGCGGAAAGATTTGTGCAAAGGGTAAATCATGGGCAAAACGTACTTTTGATACGTATCCTTCCGCGTATGCAAACATGGCAGCGTCTAAATACTGTAAAGATCCTAAGTATGGCAAAGGCAAAAAGGCGAAAAAGTAATGGGCGAGCTAAAGAAATGGCGAGACCAGCAATGGGTAAGGATTGGAACCGATGGTAAAGTCAAAGGCCCGTGCGGCACTTCAAAAGATAAAAAGAACCCTGACAGGTGTCTTCCAAAAGCTAAAGCAAATAGTCTTTCGAAAGACGAAAAAAGAAAAACCGCGCAAAAGAAAAAACGCGAAGGGAAAAAAGGCAAAACAGTAGTAAAGAATACAAAAGCTGCTACAGTAAAATTGTCCAATGGTGGATTAGCACGCCGTAAACGCTCTATTGCAAGAGGTTGTGGCGCGGTTATGGAGAATAAAAGAAAACAAACATTATATACGTAAGGGTAGGATATGGAAATTTTTCAAAATGGCAGGTTCTCTACGGGTGAACCAGTGTATCAAATTGGCACAAAGAATGCTGATGGTACATATGAAGTAAAAGTTTTTGACTTGATGACAAAAGCACAAGCTGAAGCTAAAATGAAATCTATGGGTGTTAAAGTAGAAACGCCCAAACCTGCGGCCCCCACTAAAAAATCAAAACCCAAATACGATAATATGTCTAAACTAGAACTTGAGGCACTTATGCGAAAAGAAGGAATTGAGTTAGACCGTCGTGAATCTAAAGCTAAACTTCTTGCGGAAGTAAAGGCACACTTTAAAGGTAAATAAATATGGCTACGTCGGGCACCACAGCGTTCAATATGGACTTTACGGAGATTGCTGAAGAAGCATGGGAACGTGCGGGTCGAGAAATGCGGTCTGGGTACGACCTTCGTACTGCTAGACGTTCTATGAATCTAATGACGATTGAATGGCAAAACCGTGGGATAAACTTGTGGACTATTGATGAAGGCACTGTAAGCCTTACAAAAGATACTGCTACTTATAATTTACCCGCTGATACTATTGATTTGCTTGAGCAGGTTGTGCGTACAGGAAGTGGTACTTCACAACAAGATCTCACAGTGTCACGTATTAGTGTAAGTACCTTTGCTACTATTCCCAATAAAACTGATACTGGTAGGCCGATTCAAGTGTTTATTGAACGCTTGCGAGATCAACCACGTATTACTGTATGGCCTGTCCCTAACTCTAACGATTATACGTTTGTATATTGGCGGTTGCGCAGGATTGAAGACGCTGGCTCTGGTACTCAAACAGCGGATATGAATTTCCGCTTCCTCCCGTGTTTAGTAGCGGGGCTGGCGTACCATATTGCCATGAAAGTACCTGATTTAGCGCCTCGTGTGGATATGTTAAAGGCAGAGTACGAAGCTCAATTTGTTTTAGCGGCGGGAGAGGACCGAGAAAAAACTCCGTTTCGATTTGTGCCTAATGTGATGAGGCCGTAATGGACCGTTTTGCGTCTGCACGAAAAGCATTAGCGATATGTGATGTTTGTGGGTTTTCCTACAAACTAAAAGAGTTACGCCCACTGTATGTAAAAGGAAACAATACAAATACGCTTGCGTGTCCTACGTGTTGGAACCCAGACCATCCGCAACTTAGTTTAGGAGAATTTCCTGTAAATGATCCACAAGCACTTCGTAATCCTCGTCCAGATACCGCTGAATTAGCACCTTCTAGGAATAATCAATATGGTTTTAATCCCGTCGGTTTAAATGATCCATTTAATTTACAAGATAATAACCTAATAGCGAGATCAAGTGTGGGGGCTGTTGTAGTAACAGCTACTTCTGGTACAAGCAGTACAATTAATGTTACAGGTGTCGCTGCTACAGGTGGGGTGGGTACTGTTACAGTATCTCCCGAAGTAGATGTATCAATTACTCTCACAGGTGTGGCTAGCACTTCAGGTATTGGCGCTCCAACAATAAGTGTAAATACAGGATACACAGTAACTGTGGCTAACCCCGGTTCGGGGAATAGATACTATATTAACGGTGCGTTGCAGCCAACACTTACTCTTTCAGAAGGTAGTACGTATGTATTTAATTGGTCTGCTGCCACGGGACATCCTTTTCGTTTTTCAACTACTTCTGATGGGACGCATGGAGGGGGGTCTGAATATACAACAGGAGTGACAATAGACACATCTGCATATACTTCAACTATAACCGTCGCTTCTGGTGCGCCAACACTTTATTACTATTGTCAATTTCACAGTGCTATGGGGGGGCAACTTAATACAACATAATATAATATTGCGAGTTTCACTGGATTTGTCAGTTGAGTTATTGTAACAATGATGTAGGAGATTACTATGATGAAAAAAAGTTACAAAAAAGGCGGTAAGGTAAGTAAACCTGTTAAAACTGCAAAAACCCCTAAAAAAACTAATGGGGTAAAGGTTCGCGGCACAGGCGCTGCCACAAAAGGTCTATTTGCAAGAGGGCCAATGGCGTAGCGCATGAATTATACTGAGTTAAAAACTAACATAGAAGACATCTGTGAGAATACATTTACAGATGACCAGTTAGCTATGTTTACTCAGCAAGCAGAACAGAAAATATACAACTCTGTACAAATACCAGCGTTACGTAAAAATGTAATCGCTACGTTAACCGCTAATAATAAATACTTAGCGTTACCTTCAGATTATCTGTACACGTATAGTTTAGCGATTGTTGACGGTTCTAGTAACTATATTTATTTGTTAGACAAAGATGTCAATTTTATTCGAGAAGCGTACCCAAATCAAACTACCACAGGTGTGCCCGTGCATTACGCAAATTTTGATGATGATGCGTTTATTTTAGGCCCAACACCAGACACAGCGTATGAAACAGAGTTACACTATGGGTACTACCCACAATCAATTGTAACTGCGAACACTACATGGCTGGGGGAAGAATTTGATTCTGCATTACTTAATGGCGCATTAGTTGAGGCAATTCGATTTATGAAAGGTGAGCAGGACATGGTAGAAATGTACAATAAAATGTTCGCTCTTTCTATGGGGCTTCTCAAAAATCTTGGAGATGGTAAGTTAAGAGGAGATACTTATCGTTCTGGACAACCAAGAAACCCAGTTAGTTAGGATATTTAATGTTTAAAATAGATGTAAGTGTACCACAATATGACAGTGTAGTAGGTGTTAATACTACAGAAAATCGTGGTTTTACCCCAGATGAACTTGCGGAACAGTGTGTCCAAAAGATCATATCGGTCTCCGATAATACGCATCCCGGTGTAAGAGACCAAGCTCGTGCTTTTTCTAAGCACATTGAAACGCTTGTTGCGAGTTATATGCGACAGGCTATTCGTAGTGACCGAACAACTGTGTGTAATGCGCTTGTTGATGCAGGTCATCCCCAACTGGCTGAACTTATAAGGAGACTTTAACATGGCCTTTAACGGAAACTTTATGTGTACTTCTTTCAAGAAAGAGCTTCTTGAGGGCGGTCACGATTTTAAAAACAGCGGTGGAGATACTTTCAAAATCGCATTATATGACAACAGTGCTACATTTACTGCGGCAACCACAGCCTACACAACTTCAAACGAAGTGAGTAACTCTGGTTCTTATTCCGCAGGCGGTGGCACCTTAACTCGTGTTGACCCAACTACTTCAGGTACAACTGCGCTTACAGATTTTGCAGACATTACATTTACATCTGCAACTATTACGGCTCGCGGTGCATTGATTTATAATACAACTGAAGGTGGTGGATCAGGCACAGCTAACACTGTTGTTGTCTTGGATTTTGGCGCAAATAAAACATCTACGGCAGGCGACTTTCAAATTGCTTTTCCAACAGCGGATGCTTCAAACGCAATTATAAGAATCGCCTAAACGGTACTAGATAGGAGATTGTTGCGATGGCACTTGTTGTAAAAGATAGGGTAAAAGAAACTACCTCTACCACTGGTACTTCAACTTTAACATTAGGTGGGGCTGTTGCAGGATTTCAAACATTTACTTCTGTTCTGTCTAATGGTGATACCACGTATTACGCCATATTTGAAAGTAGTACAGGGCAATTTGAGGTTGGACTTGGTACGTTTACTTCGTCTGGAACAACACTCGCCAGAACAACCGTTCTTGAGAGTTCTAATTCTGGGAATGCTATAAACTTAACGGCAGGCGCTGCGGATGTATTTATTACGCAACCTGCCGAAAAAGCCGTATACCTTGATGCGAGTGGTTATATTGCAACGTCGGATGGGCGTAATGTGACTAACGTAGCTGCATCTACAGCGGCTACTTTAGCAACGGCTAGAAATATAGGCGGTGTATCTTTCGATGGTTCTGCAAACATAAACCTACCCGGCGTTAATACATCAGGTAATCAGGATACATCTGGTAATGCTGCTACTGCTACTCAAGCTACAAATGCTGATACTGTTGACAGCCTACATGCAAGCAGCTTCTTGCGTAGTGATGCTGCTGACAGTGCATCAGGAACTATAACTGTAGCTACTGGCACTGATCCTGCAATTATTGCCAAGTCTGATGATTGGGGTGAACAGCTAGAGATAATACGTAACCACGCAACAAACTGGCCTAGTGTTAAATTTAGCACTACGGCGGGAGAAAAAGGCAAAGTATTTGTTGATACAAGCAACAATTACTTAATGTATGTTAAGGGTGGTACAAGCAACTACGAAACTGTTTGGACAAGTTTAACAGATGGTTCTGGCTCTGGCCTAGATGCTGACCTATTAGATGGTGTACAAGGCTCTAGCTATCTACGCAGTGATACAGACGATACATTTACTGGAACACTAACACTTAGTGGTAATTTAGATGCGAGTAGTCACGTAGTTACTGGAAGTATAGTAAATGGTAATTCTTACGTTTATACTCCTAACATTTATCTTACCGATACTATTTATCATAGTGGCGATGGTGACACTTATATAAATTTCCAAACTGATGAAATCCGTCTCACGGCAGGTGGATCACAAGAGGTTACAGTCAACACCACAGGTGTACGTTTAGGCGACACAGGCAACGGCTACTTCCAACCTGTCTCTGGTGACTACGGCTCTATTCAAATTGATGGTGGGGCGCATAATAGTTACGAAGGTTACAGCATCGGTGGTCGGGTTGTGTTTATGCACAACAACAGTGATACAACTTATCTTTTCAATGATGTAGACAACGAAGCCTTTATTCGGATGTATAATAATGGCGGAGTTGCTTTGTATTTTAACGGATCAGTCGCACTGGAAACTTCGAGCACTGGAGTTAACGTAACAGGTACGGCAGAAGTTGATACTTTAAAGTTCTCAGATAACTCTACGCAAACGTCCGCAGGCGCATCTACGGGTAAGGCAATCGCAATGGCAATCGTGTTTGGATAACTAGATGTTTGGCTTCACACCCTTTTCTGAAACTACCTACGGGGATAGCGGTGTTACTGATATATCTCCGGGTATTACGGGTTTAGTTGCTGCGAGTGGTGTAGGGTCTGTCACTGCTACAGGTGAAGCAAACTTTTCCATCACAGGTGTTGCAGGTACAGGGCAAGTTGGAGAGGTTGACGCTAAAAATGTAATTATTGTTTCTCCAACTGGCATTGAGGGACAAGGTCGTGTAGGCAGTATGTCTACTGGTGGTAATGCTTTCGTAGTACCAACAGGAATAGAAGCCGTTGGAGAAGTTGGTAGTGCTTCTCATGTTTCTAATGTTACAGTTATACCAACAGGAGTTTCTGGCACAGGTGAGATAGGCTCTCCAACACCTGCTGCTGGGGCAGTAGTATCTCCAACTGGGGTATCTGGTACGGGCGGAGTAGGGTCGGTCACGGTAACTCCACGTATTGTCGTAATTCCAACAGGCGTATCTGGTACGGGTGGCATAGGAAGCCCCACAATTACAGGAGACGCAAATATCGTGTCCGCTGGATTAGAGGCTACGGGTGGAGTAGGGTCAGTAACAATCTCTGCTGATGCAACAGTTTCTCCAGTTGGGCTTAGTGGCACGGGTGAAGTTAACTCAGTTACTGCCACAGGAGCCGCACCAGTTGCATTAGTTGGTGTTGAAGCTACAGGAGGTGTTGGAAGCGTTACTATTACAACTGGAGCAGTGGTCTCTCCAACTGGAGTTTCCGCAACTGGTGAAGTGACATCTCCAATTGTTTGGGGTAGAATAGTTCCAGATCCGGGTACAATATGGACAGAAATAGCGGCGTAGGAGATATTATATGGCAAGCACATACACAACAAACGGCGGTATAGAAAAGATAGAACCGGGAACACAATCCGGTGCGTGGGGGGCGACTACAAATACTAATTTTGATATTATTGACCGTATTACAAACGGGGTAGGTACAATTGATTTATCTAGCTCTGGCGCGGCGCATACATTAACCACGTCAGATGGATCTCTATCAAACGGTATGTATAAAGTTCTTGTCCTAAGTGGCGCGACAGAAGCCTGTACCATTACAGTAGCTCCAAACGATGCACAAAAGTTATACTTTGTAGATAATAATTCTGGGCAAGCTTGCACTTTTTCTCAAGGTTCAGGAGCAAATGTTGCGGTGGCAAATGGAGGCTCTGCTATAATTTACTGTGACGGGGCGGGGTCTGGTGCCGCAGTAGTTGATCTTACAACAACTTTTTCTGGGTTGTTAGCCGCAAATAATCTTTCAGATGTTGCAGATGCGTCAACTTCTAGAACAAATTTAGGTCTTGCCATCGGAACAAACGTTCTTGCTTATGACGCTAATCTTCAAGCGTTTGTAACAGCGTTTACTTTACCTACGTCCGATGGTAGTAGTAATCAGGTGCTTTCGACCAATGGGTCTGGAACTATAGGTTTTTCAGACTCCGGGGCAACTGTAGCACAAGCTAAGGGATTTGCCATAGCTTTTTCAATTGTTTTCGGAAGCTAAAGGAGATTAAACATGTCAGCACCGAATATAGTAAATGTCGCTACCATTACGGGGAAGACGGCAAAAATTGCTTTATCAAGCACTTCAGCAACATCATTAGTTAGCAATGCGGCTTCAAGCAATAAAGTTTTTAAAATCAACATGATTCAAGTCGCAAATGTAGATGGCTCTAACGCTTGCGATGTTACCGTAGATGTACACAGTGCAGCTTCTGGTGGCGGTACAGCATACTCACTAGCAAACACAATATCTGTTCCCGCTGATGCGTCTCTTGTTGTTTTAGATAAAAACACTGCGATTTATTTAGAAGAGAACACATCTATAACTGCAACAGCAGGCACAGCGAATGATTTAGAAGTTCTGGTGAGCTACGAAGAAATCTCGTAAGGGGATATAACATGGCTAAAGGTAGAGGCGGCTTTATAGGCCAAGACGGAGTTAATGCACCTGACAGCCCTACGGGTGTTAGTGCTTCGTCGGGAGATGCACAGGCAACGGTTAGCTTTACTGCGCCAACAAATGTTGGTGGATCAGCTATCACTGGATTTAGAGCGCAGTCAAATACTGGGGTGGGTGTTTCAGGATCTTCTTCTCCAATTACTGTCACTGGTTTATCTAACGGCACTGCTTATACTTTTAACGTATGGGCGATTAATGCGTTTGGGTATTCTGCACCTAGTGATGCGAGTGAAAGTGTTAGTCCTATTGCGGACCTTGCGGTGTTTATAGGGGGCAATTGGTTTGGTACAAACTATGACACAAATGTAATGGACTATGTGTCTATAGCATCAACAGGTAATGCTAGTGATTGGGGTGATCTACAAACACCTAGAGGAGGCGGCGCTCCTATGTCTAACGGAACTCGTGGGCTTATTGGGGGTGGCGGTAATCCTTTTACAACAGAAATTAGGAATAGAATAGATTACATTACTTTTGCTTCTACTGGGAACTCTTCATATTTTGGGACGCTCACTTCAGCCAGATATTATAGAGTAGGGGGTGTTTCAAATGACACTCGTGGAGTAGCTGTAAGTGGACGAGATAATCAGTATCAAGGTACAAACACAATGGATTATGTCACTATTGCTAGTACTGGCAACGCCACGGACTTTGGTGACTATTCTCTTACTTTACGATTCGGTCCATCGGGGTGTGGTTCTACAACACGAGGTATTCTTAGCGGGGGGCAAAACGAGAGCAGCACGTCCTATGACAGCATCAAGTATATTACGATTGCAAGTACTGGCAACTCTTCAACCTTCGGTGATCTCTCTCTCGGCGCAAGTTATCGACACGGTTCTGCGGCAAGCAGTACAAGGGCGCTTTTCTCTGGTGTATCAGGAAACTCAATTGAGTATGTAACTATTGCGTCTACTGGAAATTCAACTAGTTTTGGTAATCTGACAGTAAGTGAAAATTATAAAGAAGGGGCTAGTAACAAAACTCGTGGACTTTGTTCTTCTTCAGACGGTTATAGCACAACTATTGATTATGTGACCATCGCAAACACAGGCAACGCCACGGACTTTGGTGATCTCACCCTTGGCAGATATGCGGTTGCGGCTGTTTCAAATAATCACGGAGGGATCTAATAATGCCCAATTATCAAGGTGTATGGAGCCTCTCAACGCAGTATCAGAATGCTAGTGGTTGGCCCCTTCCGCCACTGGCGGGCGATATAGCTTTGTTTGGTGTAGCGTCTAATAGTGTTCCTTTAGACGCCATACAAATCTCTACTACGGGGAACAGCGTAACATGGGGAACTCTTGGTGTAAACCACACTTACGGAGGAGCGACTGGAAGCTCCACGCGGGGAGTTATTTTTGGGGGAAATAGCGCGGGGCAAACCATCACCTACGTTACCACTGCGAACCAAGGCTCATATGGGGACTTTGGCGACACCGTAGTTGCGCAGACCTTCTACAACTCAAACGCCCATGCTTCTGATACGCGGGGTTTGTTTTTTGGACCTTACTCTGACCCTGACAGCATCGAGTATGTTACTATTGCCTCCACTGGCAACGCTACAAACTTTGGTAATATGTTTGCTAATCGTAACTACGGCGCAGGAACAGGGTCAAGCACACGGGCGGTGATTGCGGGTGGTTACTTACCAGACGGCGGTGGTTACAGTAACACTATGGACTACGTTACTATTGCCTCTACTGGAAATTCTTCGGACTTTGGCGATTTATTGAATACATCAGGGGGCAACTCAGCTTGTAGCAGTAGTACGAGAAGCCTGTTTGCAGGAGGTGTCATCAGCGGCGGAACACGCTCAAATACAATAGCGTATATCACCACGGCTTCTACTGGCAACGCTACAGACTTTGGTGACTTGACTACAAATAACGGCAACTATAATGACGGCGATTGGTCTACATCTAACAAAACTAGAGGGCTGTTTTTCAACCATCAAAACACGGCTGCGGACGTTCAATACGTTACAATAGCCAGTACAGGCAACACGTCTTCATTCGGGGATCTAACAAACAACAGTTCAACCACTACATATGGGTTTTCATTGTCTAACTCTCACGGAGGACTTTCATAATGCCTAAACGTTATCTAGGAAACATTATAACGGATACTCCTGCGAGTCCGCCATCAAACAATTACGAGGACACGTCTGTCCCTGGTGTATGGTCTCTTTCAGAAGCAAAGGCATACACAGCGGCGGGGGTGTGGCCTACATCGGGAAATGTTTCACCGCGAGCTTTATTTATGGGGGGTGAGTATGGTGGTGGTACACGTGTAAACACAGTAGACTCCATTCAAATAGCCACAACAGGTAACGCCACAGACTTTGGAGATTTATCTGGAATTGGTAGTTTTGGCGCAGGAGTATCATCATCGACTAGAGGAATTATGTATGCAGGGGGTCAGAATGGAAGTAACGAGATTCAATATTTCACCATAGCTTCGTCGGGTAATTCTACGGATTTTGGTGACGCCACAAATACTATTACTGGTAATGGTGGGATAAGTAATGAAACTCGTGGCATCTCTTACGCAGGAAATTATGGCGGTGGTATATACAATCGTATTGAATATATAACAATCGCAAGCACTGGGAATGCTAGTAATTTTGGTAACGATTTGACTTTATACGCGTCAGAGCGTGAAGGTTGCGGTAACGCTACTCGCGGCATAGCAGCAGGTGGTTACGGGCAAAGTACTTATAGAAATCAGATTGCTTACATTACTATTGCATCTACAGGAAACGCCACAGACTTTGGAGATTTGGGGGCAGCTCGCAGAGCATTGGGTGCTATGTCTACGGATACTCGTGCTGTTTCTTATGCAGGATATAATGGGAGTTATCAAAACTATTGTGAGTATATTACAATTGCGTCCACAGGCAATGCTACGTTTTTTGGTAGGTCTGTTTCGTATCTTGCAAGTTATGAATGTACTTCGGGAGGCACGAGGGGCGTTGCTGTGGGAGGAAGTAAAGCTGTAACAGGACAAACTCCAGGATCTTCCACTACAATAGAGTATAATACAATCACAACTTTAGGTAATTCTTTAGACTTTGGTGATTTAACACAATCAAGGACTAGGATAGCTGGTTGTTCAAATAGTCATGGGGGGCTTCAATAATGCCAAAAGATACAGCAAACGAATTAGTTTTAACAACACCAGATATTAACATTCAGCTTCCAAGCGCGAAGCCTGAGTACAAATCTATGCTAGCTAACATTGCGGAAAAAGCACCTGCAATCGCACAGGCGTCTAGCAACTTCTACAAGTCGCACTCACAGATGATGAGCGTAACTCTAGATGTTACTGCAATCACGCCTATTCGTTCTGTGAAGCACACACTTGCTGAGATTGACAAGACTAAAGAGGCTTTGCAAGAGGGTTACTTCCGCATGAAAAAGGAAGAAGTCAAGCTCAAGAAGCTAGAGCGTAAGCTTGAGTCTGAGACAGATGATCTAGAACGTGAAATGCTTGAGATTAAAATTAATCAAAAACAAGCACAGGCGGCAAGCTCTCGTAATTACGTTGAAGCTGCTGTCCGAAAGTTAAACTTCTTTAGCAATCAGTACGAGAACCTGATGAAAAAGTTAGGTAAGGACGAGCTTACTGAAGAAGACTATGAGCTAGAAGAAGTTAAGTACCACATTATGACGAATATGAAACAGGGGTTAAACGCGGCTCGTTCTCGTAATGGTCAAATTGATGAAGGGAATTTAATCTACTTGTTTGATCTAGGTATTAACGCAGCACAGGCACAAGCGGAGGTTTATTCATACCTTCAATGGGAAAATGAATTAATGAAAGAAGGTAAAGCGCCAGAGCATTTTCATACGGTGCAGTGGCTAGAAGCGTGTGCAGAAAAATGGAAACATTGCCCAAGAGACTTTGCGGCAAACCGTGGTTTTGATATACTTGATAGAACATCTTTAACGAATACCCCACAAATAGAGGATAAGGCAGATGGCTCACAAAGTTGTAAAATATAGATTAGAAAGTGATGGCACGATACCAACTTGGTTAAAGTTTGGTGTGTCCCAATCAACAGGGGGCATGTACGCGGTTGCAGATAGCGGCACAGCTAGCCCACAAGATTGGATTATGATTGGCATTTCTGATGATGGCGCAGACGTATCTGGCGCGATTGAAGAGGTCACATCTAAAGATAATCTACAGACTTACCTTGCGGCACAGGCTTCGGCAAACAGTTGGAAAGACCCTGCGCCAACAGATGAAGATCCACATGCAACAACAGCGTTTGACGCGGCTGCACATGCTCAACGTGTTTGGGATGATTTAACAGCTTTAAATTCGTAGGTTTATCATGGACAAGCGTACAGTATCATCAGCGCATGAGCGCATTGACGAACTGCAAATACAAGTTGCAGAGATCAAGACTGAAATGAAAATACAGTTTAAGGATTTGTATAATCGTATCAAACGTCTTGAAGCTATTATGATTGGTATTAGCGGTGCAAGTTTGTTGTTACTTCTTCGTATGACGTTTATGAGTTAGGATATGGACCCCGTTAGTTGCGTAGCTTTAGCGACAGGGGCGTACAAAACGCTCAAAGCCGCTATAAGCACGGGCAAGGATTTACAAGACATGACGGGAACTTTGTCCCAGTGGGGCAAGGCTTTCTCTGATTTTACGAACATTGAAGAACGAGAAAAGAACCCTCCGTTTTGGAAGAAAACATTTAAGGGATCGGATGAAGAAACTGCTTTAGAAATCTTTGCAAACAAAAAGAAAATGGAACAGATGAGGGCAGAGATTAAAGATCATATCTCTTGGAACTACGGACCAAGTGCGTGGAAAGAAGTGCTTGCTATTGAAGCACAGATGCGTAGGAAAAGAAAACAAGAGTTATACAAGAAGCAAGAACAGATAGATGCGGCTATTAACTTTGCTATCGGTGCTTTTATCTTTGTTATTAGTGGTGGCCTTTTGTTTATTCTTTTCTATTTTATTGGTAAGTGGCAAGGTAGGTGGTAAATGTGGGTTTTGCTTTGGTTACAATTAGTTAGTGGCACATTTGACCATTATCATGTTGGCAGTCATTCAAGTGAAGAAGCATGTAAAACCGCACTTTCAAAAGCTAAAGTGTTAGTAACAAACAATAATTCTAAAGTGGTGTGTATTAAAATAGAACGGTGATACTCAAGGAATGGCGTGGGAAATACATAATATATGACAAACGAGGAAAAGTTGTTATAATCACTCGTGATAAGAAAGTAGCGATTGCGTATACGAGGTCAAAAAATGACAGAGTTTGAAAAAGCAGATACCAATAACAATGGCGTTATAGAGAAAGCAGAGTGGAATAAAATTGCTCTGGAGGATAGACGACTTGAGATGATTGACCGTGATCTCAAACGTAACGCAGAGCGACGTTTTACAGGTTTTGCTTTAATGGGAATGTTAATCTACCCGTTTATAATATTACTTGCTTCAGTGCTTGGATTTGACAAGGCCGCAAGTTTAATTACAGATATTGCTAGTGTGTATGTAATTGCAGCTTCTGGTGTGGTCGCAGCTTTTATGGGTTTTAATGCGTATAGCGCAAAGGCCGAAAGTAAGAAGACTAGCATTAAGATGGAGGAAGAATAATGCTACAGTCATTGATAGGACCAATAGCTAATTTAGCAGGAAGTTGGTTCGATGCAAAGTCACAGGCACAAGCTGCAAGTGCAAAGCTAAAGCTAACAGAGGCGGAAGCGAAAGCCAAAATAATGATGAGCAAGGAAACCTCAGTTGCAGACTGGGAGCGCATCATGGCACAAGGTTCTCAATCGAGTTGGAAGGACGAATATTTTGTAATTATTTTAAGTATTCCATTGATTTTATGTTGGATTCCGGGTGCAGAGGGTTGGGTTGATCGCGGTTTTGAACAACTCTCCAAAGCACCAGACTGGTATTTTTACAGTTTAGGTATCGCCATATCAGCGAGCTTCGGTGTGCGTGGGATACAAAAGTTTTTCAAGAGGTAAACATGAGTGATTTAAAGATACCAGTTGCTTTAGTTTTTGCCATGGCGATGCAGTTGATAGCATTAGTATGGTATATTTCTGGGATGGTTCACGACATTGAACATCTTGAAGGGACAGTATCTGCGCAACAAGATATTATTGAAGTTTTATCTTTAGATGTAAACGACTTGTGGCATTTCTGTACCTTCACGGAAAACAAATGGTTTGAGAGTTATACATCTGATATGGTGTATGAAAGAGTTTGTGGAACAAAGGAGCCAGTAGAATAATGACTTATAGACTTGGGAAACGTAGCCTCGAGAAGTTAGAGGGTGTAGATGAACGCATGGTTGCGGTTGTAAAACATGCTATTGGTGCAACAAAACAAGACTTTTCTGTTATCTGTGGTCTTAGGACTATAGAAGAACAAAAAGCTTTGGTTGCCAAAGGCGCAAGCCAAACAATGAAAAGTAAACACATTGATGGCCTAGCAGTTGACCTTATGGCTTACGTAGATGGCGGCAGGTGGGAGTTAAATCTATATGATGAGATTGCCGATGCCATGGCGGAAGGTGCTCGTGCGTGTGATGTTCCTATTAGGTGGGGCGCTGCATGGACTATACCAAACATAGCTCATTGGGACGGTGTTATGGAGGCAGCTATGAATGACTACATAGACACTCGTAGAGGACAGGGACGTAGACCTTTTATTGACGCGCCACATTTTGAGTTGGTGGTGTAGATATGAAAACAACTTACGAAGCAGAAACTCTTAGTGATGGTGTTGTGCGTAGCGCACATGAAGTAGAGATAGTGTGCCGTAACTGTGGGTACGATCTAGATGAAGCCGAATTATCAGCAGATACTTGCGGTGATTGTGGAGCATCGCTCCAATTAAAACAAAGCGTTAAAATTTCTGTAACTTCTGTGCCACTATCTGGCTCTTCTATGTAGGATATCATAATGCCACTGCAGCAACTAAAATTCAAACCGGGGATAGATAAAGAAGCTACTATATACAGCAATGAAGGTGGCTGGTATGAAATGGATAAGGTACGCTTTCGAGCGGGTTACCCGGAAAAGATTGGTGGTTGGTCTAAATTATCTAACAATACTTTTATAGGTGTATGTAGATCGTTATTTAGTTGGGTAAATTTATCTCAAGAGCTTTTTACTTCTGTTGGCACTAATATAAAATATTACATAGAGCAGGGAGGTATTTATTATGATGTTACCCCGCTCCGTGCTACTACAGCCGCTGGAGATGTTACGTTTGCCGCAGTGAATGGGGCTACTACAATAACTGTTACAGATACAAATCACGGAGCGGCAGTAGGGGATTATGTTACTTTTAGCGGCGCTGCTTCTCTTGGTGGTAATATAACTGCTGATGTGCTTAATAAAGAGTATGTAGTTGTAACGGCACCTACAGCCAATACTTTTACTATTATTGCTACGACTGCAGCAAATTCTTCAGATACAGGCAATGGAGGTTCTTCTACGGTTGGTAAATATCAGATATCAACTGGCCCATCAGTAGCAGTTCCCGTTTCTGGTTGGGGTGCGGGTTCATGGGGCACAGGCGTATGGGGTACGGGTACAATAAATACAGCCGATTTAGAGGGTATTAGATTGTGGAGCCAAAACACATTTGGGGAAGATTTAGTATTTGGCCCTCGTGGGGGAGGGCTATATTATTTTGATAGCTCTGTGGGAGTAGGCACTCGTGGGGTGTTAGTGTCTTCACTTGGTGGGGCTTCCAATGTACCAACTATACAAAATTACATATTAGTTTCAGATTCTAGCCGATTTACTTTTTGTTTTGGGGCAAACACTCTAGGTACTTCTACACAAGATCCTTTACTTATACGTTGGTCTGACCAAGAAGATGTCACAAATTGGACTCCTTCTGATATTAATCAGGCGGGTGACGTTCGGTTGTCAAAAGGTAGTGAAATAATTACTGCTAAACAATCTCGACAAGAAATTCTAGTTTGGACTGATTCGGCTTTGTACTCTATGCAATATGTAGGGTTTGGTAGTGGGATATGGAGCACACAGTTAGTTGGAGACAATATATCTATAGCGTCTCAAAATGCGGTTGCTTATTCTGCGGGTATATCTTTTTGGATGGGACTCGGTAAGTTTTATATGTATGATGGTAGAGTGCAGCCTTTGCCCTGTTCAGTTAAACGGTATATATTTAATGATATAAACGAAGAACAGTACCAACAAGTACACGCGGGCACAAATGAACAATACAATGAAGTTTGGTGGTTTTATTGTTCCTCTGGTTCAGAACAAATTGATCGTTATGTTGTCTACAATTACGTGCAAAATATATGGTATTACGGAACTATGGGGCGCACAGCTTGGCTTGACTCTGAAGTGCGCATTAACCCTATAGCAGCAACGTACAATAACAAATTAGTGTTACATGAGTCTGGAGTGGACGACGCAGAGGCATCTAATCCTGTAGCAATTGACTCGTATATATCTTCCTCTCAGTTTGATATAGATACTGGGGATAGGTTTTCTTTTGTTTGGCGAGTGCTCCCTGACGTTACTTTTACAGGATCTACATCAGATACACCTAGTGCTACGATGACCTTACTACCACTTGCCTCTTCTGGTTCTGGGTATAACAACCCTACTTCAGAAGGAGGTGTAAATAATGCAGCAGTGGCTCGTTCTGCTACCTTACCGATTGAACAATATACGGGGCAAATAAATACTCGAGTGCGTGGACGACAAATGGCGTTTAAAATTCAATCTACTGATTTGGGAGTACAGTGGCAGTTGGGAGTTCCAAGGATTGATATTCGTCCTGATGGGAGACGGTAATGGCTAATGAACTAGATCGCCCTGAAGCACCTGCAATACCTCTTGCCCCAGCAGAATATAATCGCCCGTATAACGACCAAAAAGATAATGTATTTCGTTTGTTTTTTAACAGACTTAATTCTGTTTTATCTGCGGTGCTTACAACCGATAACGGTGGTAGATTTATTTACACCCCACGAGCCGCTTTTTACAGCACGGCTGACCAAACAGCAACATCTATAAATACAGGATATGCTGTTACTTTTAATCAAACAACATATGCTAGTGGTATAACTCTTTCCAATAATAGTCGCTTAAATGTAACACATCCCGGCACATATCATTTTGACGCTACATTGCAGTTAGAGCACAACAATTCTAGCGCAACATCTGTAACAGTGTGGGTGCAGAAAAATGGCGCTGCTGTAGCTTACTCTGGGCATAGATTTAATGTAAAAGGTAATGATGACGACATAATTCATTGGGGTTTTTCGGCGGATCTTGTGGGTAGCGATTACATTGAAATATATTGGGCTACTGGAGATACACAGCTTAACTTACACACAGAAGCTGCTAGCTCGCCTCACCCCGGGTTACCTTCAGCTTCAGTAGAAATACAATATGTGAGTAATTCTTAATGGATTTTTTAGAAGTATTTAACATTGTAATAAAACATACAACCTCACGTGCCGATAATGCTAGGGATGCAACTAGTTTTAATGACGATATGCCTGATTTAGGGTTAGATAGTCTAGATATGGTTATGATAGTAGCAGTTCTAACCGACGCGTATGGGATTCCTCAAGACATGCGATTTGACGATGTGAGTAAAGTAACTGTAGGAACAATTCAAAACTATATAAATGACAACAAAACAAGAGAACCAGATTCAGTTGAACACTTATTGGAGTACACCTAATGGTTACGGTTGTAGATAGTAAACAACGGCCTCTTCAAGCTCCTGAAATTATGATGACGGCTGCGTCTGAATTAAACAATACAGGAAAACCCGTGGGTAATGTTATTGCAGCACTTGCAGAAGAGTTAGCACGTCCTAACACAGACCAGATACAAATCGGCAACACAGTATTTATTGGACACCGTGGCACAGGTAAATATAAACGCAATATGTTAGGGCGAGCAATGAACCTAGATACTGCGCAGAATTTTGTGCGTAACGGTTTAAAATACCTAGCGTACTTACAAAAGAAGAATATTGAGCTATACCGAACAGATTTTGACGCAAAAGAATATTTATCTGCGTTCAAAGTGTGGTATAACAAAACTAAAGATACTGACACTGATATAGACGTGGTGCAGTTAGACTCCGGTGGTTACCGTGCGTATATAAAAATTGGTAAAGACTCATTAGCTGAGTTTCGGAGGCTATAGTGGCAATATTAATAGTACCTTTACTCGCAGGAGGAACAGCGGCAGCGGTAGGGGCAAGCCTCACCACATCTATTTTAATTGGGGGAGGTACAGCAGTTGCGCTTGCTGCTACGGGAGCAGATGATTGGATAGACGATAACATACTAAAACCCATAGCTGATGCGGCTGGAAATGTATTAAAGTCAAATTTAGGACAAGCAGTATTAAAAGTAGCGGCACTGTCGGTAGGCGCACCTCCGTGGGTTGTACCCTTAATCAGCGGTGCAGGAGCGTTAGCCGAAGGAGGTGATTTTGGAGACGCCTTAAAGGCTGCGGCTATATCATATGTTGCAGCATCAGCGAGTGAAGTTGTTGGAGAAATCGCAGGGGATGCTGTTGCAAACGCTACAAGCAACGCTACAGTAGCAGCTTTTCTTGGTGCAGGTGGCGGCGCGGCTGCTCGGGCTATTGTTTATGGGCAAGACCCTGTACAAGCATTTTTAACAGGCGGTATATCTACAGCGTTACCTGCGATAAATGGATTTATAGACGAACAAACTAATGGACTGTATGCTGCGCTACCTGAAGTAGCTCAAAATGTATTATCTACCACTTTAAGTAAAGCGCTATCAGGTCAAGATATCGGTCCAGAAGCTATAATGAACGCTGTTCTATCTGCTGAAGCTGTCACAAATACGGTTAGTGGGTTCCTTGGTGATAATACGGGCTATTCAGAGGCTCAAATTGCTGCAATTACTTCTGCAGTGCAGCGTACAACTAGCGCCGCTTTCGGTGGAGGTGACATTGAAGCCACACTCGCTAATGAGTTGAACACGTACGCGGACAAAGAATTTAAAGATTGGTTTAACACTACCGCAGCAGGGGTACAAGTCACTCAAACTATGGACAAGTTAACGGGTGACTACCAACGTGTGCAAGCTAAATCAGACGAAATGAACGCTAAAAGCGCAGAATATATGGCGTTAGAAGCAAAATATGTAGAGATTGTGGCTGGTCTTGGCGAAGATGGAGAAACACTCAACGCGTTGGCAGCTACACATCAACAAGCTATTGCTGATTTTGATGCGGGGCTTATTAGTTCTGCCGAACTTAATAACTCGCTAGCCGCGTACAATGACTTCTTAGGCACATTTGATACTAAATATCCTGAACTTAAAGCAGAAATGGATAAAATTGCTCTGGATCTACCTGTATTGGAATCTGATTTTGCAATACTTGGCGAAGAATATGACGCATTAGTTGACGATCTAACCACTGCTATCGAGCTAGCTGATGACGATTTAAAACCTTTGTACAAAGAGTTAGATAAAACTTTTGTACAGTTTATGGACCCAAATTTTAATGAGGATCAATATGCAGGCATTGCGGGGTTAGAAGACGGAGAAGACGCATACTATCATTGGCTAACAGAGGGTAAAGCACAAAATCTCCCAACCAACATGGAGATGTATAACGACGAGTACGCCGCGCTTACTACAACGATAGCCAACAATGTAATGGACTATCTTGCGCCGGGAACCGCGAATGTTTTTAGTCCACAGGCAAAGAAAGAATTAATAGCTCTTATATCTGCACAAGGAACAGATATTACCGCTTTACGCGCTCTTGGCACTGATTCTGTGTCTCTTGCAGAAGAGTTTGCACGCACAGGGGCAGGGGGGCAGGCACTAGATCTTGGCATATTAGTTAGTTTATCAGAAGAGTTTAAAACTAATTCAGAGATACCGATTGATGATAATATTCGCGCGTTCTTAACTAAGTATGGCGTTGACCTTACTGGTGTTATGAATGGGGAGTATATAACAGCAGAAGATTTAATTACAGTTGGCAATTCTATTTCTGAAATAAAACAAACTCCACCTACTAAAGCAGAAGGAGTTACAGACGAAGACATTGCTAATGGCAATGCAACATTAAAAATTAAAGAAGACGGTTTATTAGAATGGGATAACTTACAACTAAATCTGCCTTATTGGAGCGAGGAGTTTGGCAGGCTTGTTAAACGAGATTACTATACCAGCGGGCCTTTAGCAGGCAGCTTCCGTATATTAGATGCGCTTACTGAAAGAAATATAGGTGGCAATGCGCTTAGACTTGAAATAACGCCCGGTGTTGTATCTAATAGTAAAGATTATGCCGCGCTTAAAGCCACTGATCCGGGGTTATGGGCACAGATTGGTGCAGGGTTAGACGCAGCAGGGCAAGCAATTCTCGCTACTGATATTGGGCAAGATGCCGTTGATTTTATTAATAAATGGGACGAAGCAGGTAAGTTTGATGACGCACGTGATTATGGTGGACTGGTAGCCAAAGCAGGTGGTGAACTACTCGGCACTATGTCTATGTTCGTAGATGTTATCCTCGGCTTTGATCCTGCAAGTAACCCTGTAGGAAAATTTGCTGACAATATTGTTAGTTTTGGTGAGGGGCTGCAGACTAACGAATGGAAAGAAACCTACGAAGAAATAAACAACAAACTTGCAGAAGGCGAAGGTTGGGAACGAATAGGTAACATATTCGGTACCCCTAGTGACTGGAGCAAAGGAGAGTTCGGTGCTTTAGGTATTAGCCCCGAGGTATTTATTGCTGAAATAATTGGTTCAGAAATTATACAAGAATTACCTTGGTTACTTATAGCAAAAACTACCAGTGGCGGTGCTAAACAAGCATTTGAAGCTATGGGTCAAGAGTTATCAAAACAAGCACAAAATAAGATTGCTATAGGCACTGCAGCATCATTAGACGTAGCCGAATCTTTCGGTGGGGCAGCTAGTTCGGCGTATGATGAGGCGCTAGCAACGTACTTAAAAGTTGGTATGTCGGAAGAAGAAGCCAAGGTTGCCGCTATGGAGGTAGCTCAAGATGCAGGATTAATTAGTGCTGTAACAACATTGGCTAGTTTCGGTATAGGCGGTAACGCATTTGAGAAATCAATACTAGCTAAAGACGATACAGGTATAACAGCAACAGCTTTTGATTGGTTGGCGGATAAGATTTCCACAGGTGCCACTGTAACTGTTGCAGAAGGTGTACAGGAAGCAATAGAAGAGGGGCTACCTACATACTATGTAGAAATGGTTCTTGCACAAGTAGACCCTGACCGTGATGTGTCAGGTAATGTTGCGATGGCGGCTGCGCTTGGGTCTATTGCAGGATCAGGTACTGCAGGAGGTATTTATACTGGTGATACGCTTGCTGACCTTGTTATTCGTACTAGCCCCGAAGCGAATACAATTTTAGATAACGTAAAGAATGGCACTATAACTTCTGATGTAGCAACTACACAGTTAGCGGGGCTAGGTATAGATTCAGAGGTGTCTGTTAACAACTTATTAAGCACTGTAGACACTAACTACAACAGCACTGGTGCTGTGCTAAACGCCCTTGCTACGCACCCCGGTTTTGCTACGACAGATGAGGAGCTTCTTAACCTTACGCTTAACAGCGCGGGAGAAGACGTTGTAACATATGTTAATACTTATGTAGGCTCTCGTTATATAAGCCCCACCGAAGTTAAAGCGTATGCAGAAGCTGAAGGGTTAACTCTCACTGACGAAGAACTTATGGAACAAGTGGGGCGCGTTGAAGATAAAACCGCCGCCGCTGAGTATATGGTGTTGCAGTTTGACAACATGAACGTAACGAGCGATGAAGCTAAGTCAGCCTTTACTAACCTTGGGTACGATCCAACTGATAACGAGGTAGATCAATTTACTGGACGCCGTGATGAGACAGCTCTCGTAGAAGATCTTACTACCTACACCAATCCGTATTTAAACACTGATGCCGAAATAGAGGCACTTTTTGATTCATTAGGATATACCGCTAACGCAGATGAAATCGCGCAGTTCACAGGGCAAGTGGATCTTGATACCGAGAACACCGTTAACGCAGACATACTAGGGTACGTAGATGCGAATACGATCAGCCTTGAAGAGGCAAAAGAATATCTAAACGAAAATAACTTTACTGACTATAACGAAGATTCTCTAGCAGAATTTATTGGGCAAAAAGAAGAGATAACAGGACTTGAGTCCATGTTAGCGGAACTTGAATCGCAGCAACCTGCAACTAATATTACAGATATAACCGGGGATGACATAACTGGAGACGATATAACCGGAGATGATATAACTGGAGACGATATAACCGGGGATGACATAACTGGGGATGATATAACCGGGGATGACATAACTGGGGATGATATAACTGGAGACGATATAACCACTGACACAGAATACAATGAAGTTGAAAAAATTCTTATGGACACATACGGGTGGACAGGAAATCCAGACGGTACTGTTACACACAAGGAGGGTGCAGTAGCTAATTTTGTTAAAGATGAACAGGGTGCGTGGGTAAATGAATTAGCGCCTGACACTGATACAACCACAGACACAGACACAGACACAGACACAGATACTGATACTGATACAGATACAGATACTGATACAGATACAGATACAGATACAGATACAGATACAGATACAGACACAGACACAGACACAGATACAGATACAGATACAGATACAGATACAGATACTGATACTGATACAGATACAGATACAGATACAGATACAGATACAGATACAGATACAGATACAGATACAGATACAGATACAGATACAGATACAGATACGGATACAGATACAGATACTGATACAGATACAGACACAGACACAGACACAGACACAGACACAGATACTGATACAGATACAGATACTGATACAGAAGTAGATCCGTATGCAGAAGTCCTCGCAGAAATTGCTCAAAATCAACAGGCTATACAGAATCAACAAGCGCAACAACAAGCGCAAATTCAAACGCAAATTGAGAACCAAAAGAAAGCGTCATACCGTGATTTATTACTACGACAACCTGATTTATTTGGGCAACAAGTAGACGTTGAAACGCCTGAACCGGGAGAAATTGAATACTTTTATGACTTTGACACTATCTTTGCTACACCCGAACAAGCAAAGAAATACCCTAGTCCGTTCGCAAAGGGTGGACAAGTAGGGGACTTAACTGATAAAATATTACTTATTATCGGAGATAACCAATGAGTTTTTGGAGCAAAACAATAGATTTTTTTACAGGTGACGCTAGCCTTAAAGAAGTTGCAGACACCGTGAATTGGGGTGGAGTTGCTAATGTTGCAGGTAGTTACTTCCTAAATCGCGCGTTTGATAGCGGTGGGCCAGACGCAGGTGGCGGATACCAAGGGGATATTCCTGATTACACTGCCGTGCGTAGTCGTGTAGCAAACACCTATGATCCTAATAGACGCCCCGGTAGCGGCGGACAGCGTTATTTCTCTGATATGCAATACGTTGAGCCGTATGCACCCACCACTCCTGAGATAGATCAGGCAGCAACAGATGCAGGCACTGAAGACACAGCTCCTAGTACAGAGGGGCTTGCAGCACTAGATGTAGTACGTCAGATCGCAGACAAACAAGCAAAATTTTTGGAAGAACAAAATGTTGCTAACCCTGCGTATGAGGCAAAACCTGCCGCACTAAATATTAACCCAACAGGTGCTACGGGTATCCAAGCATTACAGGCTAAAAATGCTGCAACTGCGGGATCAGGGGTTAATTCGTTGCTTCCTGTGCCACAGTATGATGATAAAGGTAATGTTATAAGCATGGCAAAAGGAGGTATCGCTAGGTTTGCTGTGGGAGGTAGATACCTTGGTGGTATGACAGATGGTATGGCAGATGAAGTACCTGCAAGTATAGATGGAAAACAACCTGCGGCTTTAAGTGATGGTGAGTTTGTTGTCCCCGCAGATGTGGTAAGCCATCTTGGAAATGGTAACTCTAATGCAGGAGCCAAAGCATTGCATGATATGATGGCAAACGTACGCCAAGACCGCACAGGTAATTCAGAACAAGGCAAAGAAATTAACGCAACAAATTATCTTCCGAAAGTGGGGTAAGTTATGGCAAATGAAGACGATAGTGATTTAAAAGTAGACGACCCACTAGCAGGGAAAGCAACTGGTGTAAGTTCTTCTCTTTCAGATTACGCAGGAGAATACGTTACTGACATGTTGGGCAAAGGCGCGGCACTCGCAGATTTGCCATATGAAACCTACACAGGGCCACTTACTGCAGGCGAGTCAGAATTACAAACCAAAGCGTTTGAAGGGCTAGCAGGGCTTACTATTCCTACTGACGCAATGGGTGTATTTACCCCAGATACTTTTAGTGCTGAATATGCGCAACAGTATATGAACCCGTATCTGCAATCTGCGTTAGACCCACAAATTGCGGAAGCTCGTCGTCAAGCACAAATTACTCGTTTGAAAGATGCAAGCAGGTTGACACAAGGCAGTGCATATGGTGGGTCACGCCAAGCTGTACTAGAAGCTATGGGTAACCGTGACTTAGGACAAAACCTTGCGGCTATTACTGGCGAAGGCTATCGCACTGCGTATGACAAAGCCTTAGATCAGTTTAACGTAGAGCAAGGGCGCGGTATGGAAGCGCAAGAAGCTGCTAATGTTTATGGGCTATCTGCGTTGCAAAAAATTGCTGACCTTGGCGCAGAACAACGCGGGATTGAAGCTGAAGGTATTGCAGCAGACAAAACAGCATTTGAAGAGGAACGTGATTTTCCATACAAAGCAGTGCAGTTTCAACAGTCTTTGCTTCAAGGGTTGCCATTAGAGACAAAAGATTATTCATACATGCAGCCTAGTGAGCTTTCTGAACTTCTTGGCGGTGCAGGTGGTATAGATAAACTTTACGATTTGTTGTTTAAATAGGGGATTGATATGGCTTTAGAACAGGGGATAGACACACAAGTCCAAGATAAAATGGACGCTTATCGTAGTAATCCACAACAACTAATGAAGATGTACCAGACAAACAAACAGCTTGTTGATTTACTTGCGTTACAGAAATTAAAGTCTGAAAAAGAAGCCGCTGCACGCGATATAAAACTGCAAATGGAACAAGCACCGGGCACTATAAAACAACAGCGTGAGCAAGAGCTTATGCAGATGACAAAGGACGAGCTTGCTAAACAAACACAAGGCGTACTACAACAAAAACAACGAAAACAACAATCCAACCTGCAGCGTATAGCTAAAGGTAAAAGCGGGCTTGGTGCTCTAGCACAGAATCGACCCGCCTCAGTGCAAACTCAAACTCCTAAATCTATGTTAGCAGGTGGTGGTATTGTTGCGTTTCAAGAAGGTGGTTCAGCGTTTGGCGATTCAGCGGCTGGTCTTAAAGGTTATACTACTCTAGGGGAACGCGAAGGGGCAGGATCAAAAGTAAAAGAATATTTAGCAGATTACGGCATTACAAACTTTGATGAATGGCAACGAACACCACAAGACGAGAAAGATCGTATTTTATCTGCAGTAAAAGCTAAAGCTGCTATTGGACGAACTGCTGGTTTTACTAATTCACAGCTTGCAGAATTAAACGATTTTTTATTAGATCCGTTAAAAGTAATAGCTAATCTTGGTATAGCTGCGTCTAATACATCCGTAGGGAGCGGGTTAGGACTTTCTGACCCTAGAAATCTTAATGTGCCATATCAATATAATACAAACAGAGATAAGATACAGCAGCAAATAGCCGAAAATTTAGTAGCTCCCGATTCTATGCTATTGCCTAAAGGACCAGCACAGACAATACAAAAAGATCCTGACGCTGTTCCGGTTTTAAATAGCTCATCACCGACTAACGTGACTAATTCACAGGCTAAATTATTAGCTAAAATACTTAGTTATCCTGATGCAACTCCTGTTACGCCAACCGATTCGTCGGGCGGTATCGGTGGCATTGATATGGAGACAGGTATTGCTGCGCTAAACGTGCCTCCTTCAGACAATAATAAAATGGCAAATACCGCTGTTGATACATCTATGACAGATGTAAATAGTCAAATGGCGGGGATCAATGCGATAAGTGGTGGTAACATGGGCGGTGCTGAAGATGCCTTAAAACGAGGCGTAGGCATTGGCGAAGATGTGCTTGGGCGTGGTGACAAAGCCGCTAAGTATGCAGGTTTAGAAGCTGACCTAGCCGCGTTTGATGAGGCTACGTATGATCCAGAAGAAGATAGACGTAGGCAACTTCAAGCATTTTTGATTGGTTCAGCAGGTAAAACTAGTGTTGGGACAACCCTAGCAGGAGGTGCAGCCGCTGCGCTAAATGAAGAATCAAGGCAGAAAATAAATTCTAGAAAACGTATGATAGACCGTATTAATTTGTCTAAAGATGCTATGACTTCAGACACTGATCTTGGTAAGTCTGCGTTATCGCTTGGTAATCAAATGTTTGCCGATTACAACGCTAATCAACGTACCGCAATGTCCGCCGCTGCCACGCTCGGTGCGTCTAAGTTAAGAGCTACAGTAGATATGGCAAAGCTAGATTTTGAAAGAGACAGAGAAGAGAATACTAAAGAGTATAGGCTTAAAGAGTTAGAGATTCGTGAGATAGAAGCAGATGCAAAAATTGCTACCAACAATGAGATATCAGCTACGCGACGTAACAATGCTATTCTTAGCGCAACAGCTAAAAGTCAAGAACTATCACTTAAAATTGACCAAGAAGCAGCCGCACGATACGGATTAGAAGATGCACAAGAGAGTCTGGACCTCGCACGTGTTGGAGGTGATGAAGAAGCCATACGGCGTGCTACAGAAGCATTTAATATGGCTAATGCCGAGGCTACTGCATGGGCAGAAACGTATAAAGACAGTATAGGAATTACTGACAGGTTAAGTTCTTTAGAAGCATTGTATTATGAGTTAAATGGCATCGACAATATGCCGGGGATAAACGTTGACGACATCAAGAAGATTGAACCAAAAAGGTAACAGAACCACATGCTATATACTCTTACGCTACGAGATGGTTCTACTTTAGACGTTGAAGCGCCAGAGGGTGCATCAAAAAAAGAAATAGCCCAAGCCGCTTCACAACAGAAACGCTCACAACAATATGAAGACACACCGTATGGTGCAGTATTAGATGCGCGTCAGGAGCGTATACGTAAACGTGAAGAAGACTTAGCTAAACAACGAGAGGCTTACTTAGCAGGGTTAGATCGCCCCGAAGAACTTGGTTTACTTGGCAACTTGCGCACTGGATTCGGTGCAGGGTTTGTCGATGTTGGTGAATCAGCCACACTTGGTGCTCTTTCGGTATTAGATGAAGAGAACGAGTTAGCCGCACGAAAACGCGTACAAGGTTTTGCGGAAACGCTACGCCCTGATAGGGGTGACCCTAACGACTTATCATATAAAATAGGTCAAACCTTTGGGTCTATTGCAGGTATTGCTGTGCCCGCAGCCGCCGCCGTATACGCAGGTGCACCCGCCCTTGCTGGTACAGGTATTGCAGCCTTACTTGGTACTGCCGCCGGAGCAGGAGAAGCTAGTGAGCGTGCGCGAGCCGCAGATGCCACAGAAGAAGAACGAAATATAGCCACTCGATACGGTGCCCTAATTGGCTCTACAGAGGCGTTTCCCCTTACTCGTATCTTCAAACGACTATCTAACGACCTTGGTGAAGAAGTTGTTGAAGGTATTGGCGATAGAATTAAACGCGCTGCTAGGACTGGTGGAGAAGAAGCTGCGCAAGAAGCTGCAGCAAACATATTACAGAATCTCAATGAGCGTGGGTATAACGCAGATCAAGCAATACTTGAAGGATCAGGAGAGGCAGCGGGGCTAGGTGGTTTTGCAGGTGGCACCATACAATTACTTGTTGATGCCGTTGTTGGCGGGCGTCGTGGTGGTAGAACACCTCCTCCTGAAGGAGATACCACGCCTGTCGATCCTACATTACCCCCACCTGAGAAGCGTTTGGCTTTACCTGCACCAACACCTGATCCTCGTGATGAGATGGCGGTTACTCCTGAAGGGCAGGCTCTTACAAGAGAACAACGAATTGCAGTAGAAGAACAACGCGCACAAGCTGATGCACGTGAAAGAGAGGGGCTACGTGCTGCCGAACTTGGTGACGTAGAGGCATTTGAGCAGCCTGACTTGTTTGCACTACAACAAGAACAAGACCGCAGACGCCTTGGACCTACGCCCCCTAAAGTTGAAGAACCTATAGGAGCACCTGCAACTGTACGTGAACGTGACCTTGTAGACCGCGCACAGGAAGAAACAGATTTGTCAGACCAAATTGCTGCGATTGAGGCTGAAGATGCTGCAAAAGAAGCTACTCGTGCGGAGTCAGATGCTGCAAAAGAAGCTATTCGGGCGGAGTCAGATTTAGAAACTATAGCGGGCCAGCAAAAAACAAAACAGCGTAAAGCTACTGAGTCTAGAAGAAATAAAATATTACAAGACACAATTGAAAAGACACCAAGCCGAAACTACAACCGTGTAGGCCGTGCGTTTAGTGATGCACTGCAAAAACAAGGTATAACAAACAGCCAACCAACTGACGCAGAGTTGCAGACTATTCAGCGTGCGGTAAACATTCAACGTGCTGAACGACCTGCGCCACCAGAGCCAAAGCCAATACCTGCACCACCAGAGGCTACTCAACTAGAAGAGATGGAAGCTCGCATACCAGAAGAAGGCACACAGAGTGTACCGATTCAGCCAGCACTGCCGGGGCTTGGGCGTAAACAGAATTTAGGACAGGCACCTACACCTGACGCAGAACCTACGCCCGAAGCGAATACTATAACTACGGAAATGTTAGACCAGATGGGCATTTCGGCTAAGTCACCAATTCGACAACGTGTGCTTGGTAAGGACTTAAATGATCCTATAGCTCGTAAGATTTTATCTTCTTTCGCAGTCAAACCGCGAACATCTCAGGCTGCGGAGCTAGGCATTAGTCGCACACTTGAGGGCGTACCTACAGATCAACCAGACTTATTTACACCGCAAAGAAGACAACCTGCACCGCAGGAGGATATAAAAGAGAATGTAAAAGAGGATGTAAAAGAGGATGTAAAAGTCAAAGATGAAGGAGGTGCCGATGTTACAGGAACTGACGCAGCAAGAATTAGAACTCGCGTTTCAAGTGATAGACAAGGCGTGGGAGACAAGCGTCCCCGCGATAGAGGTAAGAGTACCACCAAAACTACAACATCTAAAGATGAAGGATTGGGAGCACGTAACAAAGCTGTTGATGATGCTGCAACATCAACAAGCGATAAGTCCTCATCACTAAAACGCCTTGTGTTTCCTGTTTTAGAGAAACGTAAAACAACAAAAGCATTAGCTCCAGAACGTCCAAAAACTAAAACTACTACTCGTGCAGGCGTAACAAAGGCAGGGGTAGAAGCCCGACTGCTCGACGCGTACGATGCAAATACAAGCACAGACCATAAACGTTTTGTAAAATCTATGTCGGTAGAGGCTGTTTCTGACCCGATGACAGTAGAAGACAAAGAGAGCGTGTTAAAACTTGTTAACACTAAATCAAACAAACAAAACAAAAGCACAGTTGGCGCAGCGAAAAAATACCTTGGTGCGTACGAAGATCCGATCCTTGGGTTACAAGACGCTATTGATGATGTAGTATCAGGAACGACTAACTTTCGTGCCGCAGAAGGTATGACTGCAACAGAAGTTGCCTTCTTTGGTCCGGATGGTTCACGGTATCTACCCGCACGGGGTAAGAACTCAGCACAAGCCACACTAGATTGGGCTGCAGCTAACCTATCACCACAAACTAAAAGGTGGATGCAGACTGCAATTCGTGACGCAAAGGTTATGAATACTAATGTAGCAGCTTTTCAATCTACTGATCTGGTTGCCAAACGCCGCGAACTTGAAACCCTGTTCAAGGATGGTTTTGATATAAATAACGAACCAGACGCGCTTGCCCTAGAAAAAGTTATGGACAAACTAGGCATCACCGAAAGTGATCCGATGCTGCGTAGTATGATGTACAAGGGCAGCATGTTTAACCTAGAGGCATCTCCGTCCTCCACCCCACTATCAAACGTAGTCAAATCTTTACTGCGTGGTGGGGATCTTCAAGGTGCATTACGTGCCGTAGCAGCCACAACAAGTGATCCCGAAGTTCGTGACGTAGCAAGCAAACTAGCGAAAAACGTAGGTGATACTAAGATTAAGGTCGTTAAGTTGATTGACGCTATGGAGGGTGTTGCAGGTAGCTTTACCGAAGCAGACAACACTATTCAGTTAGCTGAATTTGCAGGGTTTAAAGACGGAGATCAAGTGAATGGTCTCAACGTGCATACCCTACTGCATGAAATGACCCATGCTGCAACTGTCGCTACGCTACAGAAAAAGAACCACCCTCTTACTCGCAAGTTGCAAAAGATATTTGATGAAACAAAAGAGCATATGCCTACCGCGTATGGCTCAACTAACTTAACTGAATTTGTAGCAGAAGCATTTAGTAACCCTGAGTTCCAACGTATGCTGGCGGGCCTCAAGGTTGAGGGTGACCCTCTAACTCCTTTTGCTAAGTTTAAAGCTGCGATATCTAACTTCTTACGTACATTAATCGGTAAGAAACCTGCACCAGTAGAGTCAGCGTTAGATCAAACTACAAGCATTATTGATAACATTCTTGCACCACAACCAAATCAAACAGGTAACGGAGAGTTCTTTATGCTTTCTCCAACTGCCGCAGGTAAACGTGTTGCCGATATGATTGGTGGGGTACAGAAATCTATCAAACCTGTGACTCCAAAATTTGCGCAAGAGTTTGCAGATAAGACAATGGAGTTTATAAAAAGTGATAAGAAACTTCGTATACTCATGGGGTTCGCTCCTTCACAAGCTGTGGCTGATGTGGCGGAAAAAAGTGGTATTACGGGCGCAATGGACCTGCATGTGCTCATGGAAGAGCAACGCGGTGCTGTTAACAAGTCAGACCAAGAAGTTGAAGCTGTCCTGAAAAACGTCACCGATTGGGAAAAGAAAAATAAAGGCCAAGTAGATGCTTTGAATCGTGTGGTTTACACAAGCACTATTGAACAGGTAGATCCAAGCAAACCAGTAAGTGCGTACAGAGATAACCCTGAAAAAATAAAAGCATGGAAGTCCATGCGTGCCGATTGGCGTGCGCTATCGAACACTGGCGGTGACAAAATATACGCACAAATGCGTGACACGTATAAGAGACAATATCAAAAGATGAAGGATGTTATCTTTGGTAAAATCGACGAGAGCATAACAGATGAGGCGGATCGCAATAAATTAAAAAGTGAAGTGTACTCTCGTTTGTTTGACACAGGTGCGATTGAACCGTATTTCCCACTAACACGTTCGGGTAACTATTGGTTGTCTTACGATGCTGAAGGTGAGTTCAATGTTGAAGCGTTTGAAACACTGGCAGAACGTGATCGCGCTATAAAAGATTTAAAAGAAGATAAAGCAGTAACTAACATAGATAAGTTTGTTAACATCGCCCAAGCTAAGTTTAAAAACGCACCCCCAACTTCTTTCGTAGGGGAAACCATGAGGGTTCTTGAGGCTAATATAAAAGGTAAGTCTGCGAAAGAGCGACAGGCTGCGGAAGCTGCTAAAACTGAGATAATGCGGTTGTTTATTGAATCACTGCCTGAGACATCATTTGCTAAATCATTACAACGTCGAAAGGGCACCCCGGGGTATAAGGAAGATGCTATCAACGCATTACGTACCAAAGCATACGATCTTGGACGCCAAGTAGAGCGATTACGTTATAGTGCAAAAATTAGATCCTTAATGGATAAAATTATAGAAGATAATAAACCCAACATAACCGATGAAAATAAGTATATTATTGACGAATTAGATGCACGTGCAGACTTTGCACGTAATCCACCTAAAGACAGTATAGCTCAAGCAGCCAACCGTGCGGCATTTGTATGGACAATCGGATTTAACGCTTCTTCTGCTGTTGTAAACTTGTCTCAGCTACCCATGTTTGTATACCCAATGTTGTCAGGTAAGTATGGGTATGGAGCCACTGGACGCGCCATCAAGAACGCATCTAAACTTGTTACAAGCAGTGGGTTTAATCGTAAAAGTGACATGATAGCTCCGTACGGAGATGAAAAGAACATAAAAGTTCGTTCAATGCCAAGCCTTGATAACTATTTTGAGCTTGATGCAAACGGTGACTATGTGGTGCGCAAGGACATAGATTTGGATGACGCAGTCCGCGCAGAATTGCTTGAAGCCAAACCACTTATAGAAATGATGGCAGCGCGAGGTCAGCTAAACCGTTCGTTGTTCGCGGACAACTTGGGTGTAGATAGTTCGGGGCGCAAACGTAGCGTTGTGGAAACAGTTTCGGCTGCGTCTGCGTTTATGTTTCACAATGTCGAGGTGTATAACCGTCAAGTTACTGCGCTTACAGCATATCAGCTTGAACTAAATCGCCTCAAAGAAGCAGAACCTACCTTATCTACAGCCGAGCGCCAAGAAAAGGCTGCGGTACAAGCACTCTACGACACTCAGATGACTAACGGTGGATCAGTATTAGAAACAGCGCCACGCTTTGGGCAACAAAGTATTGGACGCGTCGCACTTATGTATAAAACGTATGGTCTTCAGATGTATTATACCATGATTAAAACTGTACGTGACGGAATAGATGCGCATCATGCAGGAGATAAAGCAGCAAGAGATCAAGCCTTCCGTCAGTTTGCGGGGGTAACAGGTGCATCCTTTTTATTAGCAGGTGCAGTGGGTATGCCGTTGGCACGTGAGCTTATGCAGTTACTTAACTTATTCCGTGACGATGAAGAAGATGATATCGAAACTGTTGTGCGCAAAGCGATAGGCGAAGGCTTCTATAAAGGACCACTAACTGCGGCTCTTGGTGTTGACTTGTCAAGCCGTATTGGTCTATCGGGTCTCATCCTTCAGGCAAATAGATTTAACCATGACGCGTCTTTGGAAGAGACTGCGTTTCATTATTTTGGTGGACCTGCATGGAGCACTATCACTAGATTTGAACGTGCGTACAAAGATGTGATGCAGGGTGAGATGCAAAGAGGTGTTGAGTCACTGCTGCCCGGGGGCGTAAGTAATGTATATAAAACTGTGTTCCGTTATAGTGATGAAGGCATCTTAACACGTAGGAAAGATCCGATCATGGATGACTTATCCATGGGGCAGCTTGCAGCGCAAGCAATTGGATTTGCCCCCGCCGAGTATACGCGAACCCAAGAGATGAACCAACAGACCAAACGTATCGAACGTTCAGTAAATAACATGCGTACCAAGTTGTTACGCCAATATTATGTGGCTTCTCGCACAGGTGACTATGACGGACGCCGCGCCTTGATGGAGAAGATATTTAAGTTTAACAAACGCCATCCCACTGCGCGTATCGGTATAGATTCAATTCACAAGTCTATGCGACAGCATATGGAAACGTCAGCAACCATGTACAATGGCATCAGTATTAGCCCGAATATGCGTCAAACCTTAGAGGAAAGTCGTAGTGAATGGGATCAGGGTTGGCAACTCTTCTAAAAAAATCCCCCGCGTAAAGCAGGGGTAGTTTGGAGAACAGTGTGAACATGATATGATTGCACGTTATCACAAAATTCTCCACATGCGAACCCCAAATTTATCATCCTCAATCCTAGTGTGAACTTTAACCTGCCACCCTTTGGTATCTGCTATCTTTTCAAACTGTTTCTTTGCTTCGATTACGTTTACGCAAGGTGTAAAAACTGAAGCTCCTACAGACATTTTACTCCAATCAACTACAATACGTACACCGTCTGGGTGCAAATCATCTGTTTTAGGTATCGCTTTCATCCTCAGAACCAATCTCTAATTCAAAGTTAACCTCAATGCAGTCAGTTGCAGGTAGGTTAAGGTTAGTGCCTTTACTAATACGCATCTTACGTTTTATTGCGCCTTTTTCTTTTGTTAAATCAGTTACACATGCTGAGTAATCAATCTGTTGTTCAAGGCACCATCTTTTAAAAGGTTTCAATATTACAAATGCCTTCTTGGTATCTGTTTCGTACCGAGCAACTAGTTTAGTACGTGGGCTAACTTCGGGTATAACCAAGTCCGCCATACCCTCTGGAACCTTACCGCGCATGTCTGTAGTGCTTTTTATAACTAATAGATTGCCATGATGTTCTGCAAAGAAGTCTGCCAATATCTGACTAGATGTAGCAGTCATATCATCGGTCATACTTTGATTATACTTTACAAGCCTGACAGCAAACTTAAACAACTCATCCATATCATAACTTATTAGTCCAAGTTTACTTGCTATCAATCCGGCAGTTAGCGTCTTAGTAATATACTCAGACCAGAAACGATTTGCAGAAGTAAGTCCACATTTTTGATCTACGGCTTTGCGTACTTTGTCTTCATAAGCTACAATCGTGTTCCAATGTTTCATGCAATGCTGTGTAAATATCACACCTGCATGTCCGTAGTGCTCTTGCACTTCTTGCGCAAACGTATCTGTCATAGCTTTGTCGCCTGTGGTATCGAAAAATGTGTCCACCCGCGCTTCTAAAATTCGCTGCGCTTCTGCTTTAGGCGCATTCTTAAACAAAGATATTTTTTCTATCAGGCTCATGTTGCCCGTAGATACAGCAAGAAACTTCCATTCACCGCCACGCGCTCGTTCAATGTTTGCACCCCCTGCCATACGACCACGCTGCATCCCTTCGGTGATTGCATAAGACATATCTGAAGCGGCTTTTGCGGTCATGTTTGTAATCTCATCAGTGCAAAAGGGTATGTTTTTGTTGACTTCAGCGCGGTTCATACGATGGTTCATCGTGTCTCGCTCTTTCAGCGTAAGCTGTTTGGGATGCCCCCATGCAGTCATAGCCATATACATTGCAGTAGTTTTACCTAACCCTGAGTCTTTACTGTGCATATGCAGAAGTGCCCCGTGCATTGGGGAGTTACGCATCAATACACTGCCGAATCCTGCGCATACCACAAATTGGTATAGCTCCATGCCTTTTTTATTAAAGAAGTTAGCGTTGCTCTTCCATCCATCCAAGGTACCTTTAGGAGTAAACGAGGGAAACAAAGCAGCCGTTTTTGTTGACGCAGGGTTGAAGTCAACACGATCAGGAAATACTTCTCTATCCCCAAGTATGAATGACTTCCCTTTGTCATCTGACCAACCAAATTGAGTGTGTGCCATATCGGCTGCGCTATTATGTTGCAATTCTTCTATCCACCTTATGCTATATGTCATTAAACTTTCTAATTTTCGCCCCCATGTAGTTACGCCCTTTGCACCTATTGCCTTTCTAAATTCATCTTTAGAAGTGACTGCTATTTGTGGTACAGTAAACTCTCTTATTCCGTCTTTTGGCAAGTGCAAACGAAACACTAGGGCATCTTCATCTCCGTCATGCACACGTCTCACAACGTATAAATCGTTATGGTATATGCACTCATCTTGTGGTTCGCCTTTGGCGTTCTCACTACGTATATACACACCACCGTTTGCCCCACGAAAAAATGGGCTTGGGTACTTTGGTATAACGTGAGTTTCTGGTTCCGCATCTGGTTCGGGCGAAAACAACTCGACAACGTTGTCTTCTTCGGTTGCCACCTTTGTGCGGTTACCGATAGAGATAGGGGATTTAATCTTTCCCCATAACGAACACGATGTGCAAACGTCTGGGCGATACTCGTCAAACGTAGCGCAAAGGTACGGACCTTTAATCCTGTCCATTTTATTGAACATCTCATCTGGTGTAAACTCAGGGTGACCTTCTGATATACGCGCCGCAGACTTATCAGCGTCCGCACAATGCTTCGCAATCGACAACCCTGCTCGCCACATGGGTTCTGACATTGTAGATTGATTTTTGTAGATGTACCCTAACTGCGCACACCCCTCTCCCTTCCCTGTCTTAACCATTATATCTTTGAAATAAGATTCACGGTTGCTCAATAAAGCGTTTAAAACCGAGTTACCGCTTCCTGTTGAAGTAAACTTCTTAGGAACTCCTTCTCTCAGATCGGA